GAGATCGTAAATACGATCCTGATATTTTTGAATTGCGTGGCGTATATAATGTAAGTGATAACGACTTTGATTTAACCCAATTTGGTTTATTCCTAACAAACGATACGTTGTTTATAAGTTTTCATATCAATGACATGGTTCAAAAACTTGGTAGAAGATTAATGCCCGGTGATGTTATTGAATTGCCTCATTTAAGAGATGAACTTTTATTAAGCAACGACAGAGATGCTGTTAACAAGTTTTATGTGGTGCAAGATGCTGCAAGAGGAAGTGAAGGATTTTCACAAACGTGGTATCCTCATATTTGGAGAGTTAAAGTAGCACCATTAACAGATACACAAGAATACCAAGATATACTTGGAACTGCTAATGACCCAGATAGTTTAAAACAAAGCCTAAGTTCATATGAAACTGAAATGAACATTAGTAATGCTATTGTGGCATCTGCAGAAGCAGCCAATCCAAATAATTTACCATTAGCTGAACATCTATTTGGAGTTCCTGATGAAAGTGAACCAGAATATGAACATGGAGAAGTATTAGCACAAGGTGATCAATTTCCACAAGATCCAAATGATGGTGAATACTTTATAAGAAGTGACTTCAATCCAAAAAGACTATTTGTTTTTAGAGGAAGTAGGTGGCATAGACTATATGATAATATTACAGAAAAAACTTGGTCTGACAAAACTTATAATGCTGGTGACTTTATTAACAACAATGCAACAACAGTTGTATCTAACACTGAACAACCAGAAAGACAAGCACTAAGCAAAGTAATAGACCCTAAGAAAAAAGGGCTAGATTCAGACTTTTAGGAATAAACAATGGCACAACAATTTTTTTACGACAGGCAGATTAGAAGATACATTCAACAGTTTATAAGACTGTTCAGTGGATTCAGTGTGCAAATGGGCAAAGACGAAACTGGACTGGCAAATATGCAATTAGTTCCTGTTCGTTATGGTGATATTAATCGAATGGCAGCACACATAACAAGAGAAAATAGTGAAAACATTGTTAACACTGTTCCTTTTATTAGTTGTTATGTAACTAATTTAGCAATGGCGCCAGAACTAAGAACATTACCATCTCATGTAGATAAAGTTCAAGTTATAGAAAAGAAATATGATGATACTACAGGTGAGTATTCAAACGAACCGGGTAATAGATATACTATTGAACGACATAACCCAGTTACATATAAATTATCAATGAACTGTGACATATGGACATCAAATACGGAACAAAAATTACAACTAATGGAACAAATACTTGTATTATTCAATCCAACACTTGATATCAAAACCTCAAGTAATCCATATGACTGGAGTTCATTAAGTTATGTAGAAATGGTAAACACTACATGGAGCACCAGAAGTATAGGTAGTAGCATAGATGATATTATTGATGTTGCATCGATAGGATTTGATATGCCTGTGCTAATTAATCCACCTGCGAAAGTTAAACAACAAAAACTTATACACACAATTATTAATCAAATGTATAATTTAGACGATGCAGACTTGGATAATTTTAAAGAAAATGAAATATTTGATAAATCTACAGTAGAATACACTGTTGTTACATTTGAAGACAGAAAAATTAGATATGATAATAATGAAGTAACATTACTTGCACTTGATGGATCTAATTTAGATTCAAGTGATCAACCAATTACATGGACTGAAGATTTAAAGAAGTTTGGAGTATTACGTGATGGTATTAGTCAAATTAGGCTAAGAAAAAGTTCAACTCCAGGCGACGACGATAATGATATTATAGGAAAACTATATGAACATCCAAATGATCCTCAAAAATTATCAGTAACTATAGACCAAACAACATTACCAACTAATACATTACAACCAATTAACGGTGTAATAAATGGTATGGTAAACTATCCAGGTGATGGAACTGTTCCTACTCCAAATAGTGTAGGAATTAGATACTTATTAATGGATTCTATTCCTGTTAGTTCAAATTGGAATGGATTATCAACAGCTAACAAATATGATATTGTAGAATTTGACGGCAATGGCTGGTCAATAGTATTTAATGCTGGTGCAAATCAATCAACTACACATCATTGTCTTAATCTAACAACGCAAGACCAATTAGAATGGAATGGCAAGGCTTGGGTTAATAGTTATGAAGCTGTATACAATGCAGGATTCTGGAGAATCTATTTATAATGATAAAAGGCAAAGTAATTGAAAGGAGAATAAAATGACAAAATGGATTATAATTGGAATAGCACTATTTATTTTTGTGGCTATTTTATTCCAGGGTGTTGACGCTTTGAAATGCACACCTCCCTGCATATGAGTAATTTAACAGCAGCACAAAAGTCTACAATGACTTGGCGGTGGGCCGCATTAAGTGTTTACTTACTGATATGTTTTTATGACTTTCTTTTCGTGCCTGTATGGTATGGACTGAACAGGCCAGATATATCAGAGTTCATGCTAATCATTAATGCCACAACAGAACCAATGGTTCAAATGGAATTGATGAAAAAGTTAACAGGACAACACAATCCCTTCACACTTATGGGCGGCGGATTGTTTCACTTAGCCTTCGGAGCGATACTTACTGGGTCAGCTATAGGTATGAGTAGTAAAGAATAAAATAGGAGAATCTATTTATAATGATAGAAGCAAGTGGCTGTATCTTTTTAAGCATAGACACAGGAAGAATTTTATTACAACTTAGAAGTAACAATGTTACTCATCCAAAAACTTGGGGATTTTTTGGTGGCAAAAGTGAAAAGGGCGAAAGACCTATTGAAACACTAAAACGAGAAGTTGAAGAAGAAATAGGCAAATGGCCTAAATCAGTAAAAACTATTCCAATAAGTAAATTTACTAGTGGTAATGGTAGATTTATATATAACAGTTTTGTTGTTACTGTTAGCAATGAATTTATTCCTAGTTTAAATGATGAAAGTGATGGGTTTGCTTGGGTTGATATAAGCAAGTGGCCTAAACCATTGCATCCGGGTGCAAAAATACAGTGTAAATCAAAAGATTTTTTAAAGAAAATAAAAACTATCTACGCAAATGCATAGATAGTTTCTAAGTTAGTTTACTTTTAAGGAATTTTTATTAGTTGGCACTAATACGTTTTTTCATACTCTCTACAAACTGTTCACGTAACCACTCAAAATCATTAATTTTATTTAGAGCTTCTACATCATCTTTGTTTGCTTCTCCGTATGCTTTGCCTTCGTTGGCACCTTTAATACAATAACGTCCAAAACGTTCACCGTTATCAACCTCACACCATATCTTTAACCGATCTTCGGTTTCTTTGACTGGAGCATTAGGATTAATTTGCGATGATAGTTTTACACACTCGCGAAATGCACTACGCCATGTTCTAAAAGGGTCTCTATTAAATCTTGTTACGTTAGAAACGTCTCTTACAGGTTGATAAAATGCCGAACCTGTGCTAAAGTCTGGAAGAACGTGTCCCATTTCCATAATTTGTTGTCTTGGAAATAACTTAACTCCTCCATACCCATATCTTAAATCGTTAATTGGATTTCTGGCATACCAAACATATGTTGTATTGGCACGTTTTGCCATAGGTGGGATATAGTCAAAACAAAAATCATCATGTATGTCTGCATCTGCATCAACAATATATACCATTTCTGATTTTGCCATCTCACCTGCTTTTTTATGTGCGTTTCCAATACCTTCAATATTTTTTACGTGAATGGCATCTGGAAACCGTAATTTTAATTTTTGATAATTTGCATCTGCTTCAGCTTCATGGAAACTAATCATAACAATATCAAAATCTGCTTCGTGATAAGAACCTATCACTTTATTTTTTACTGTTCCGTGTATTACTCCGCCTGTTGGGACTAACTGAATGTCTCCCCAATTTACAGGACGGCCTGTTCTTTTAATTACTTTTGGAAATTTGTGTATAACATTGTGTCCTACATCGCTTGGTTTATAGTGCCAAGGAAAATTAGGATTTAAAGTTGTGCCGTTGACAACAACCCATACCATATCTGTTTTACCTGTATAATCTGCTACGTGTTCTATTAACAAATCTGTATCTGTTGTTTTTTGATCTACGTAAACTATTGGATATGGACTAAAGATAAACTTCTTTAATCTATCCCATGGTGTAATAACACTTTGTCCTTTAAAACTAAGTAAATTGTTATTTTTTGAAATTTTACTAATCATAGCAATCGCCTTTTATTGTGTATTCTTTTGTTCCTATATGTGCAACTCTATCGCTTAACGCATTATCAACATGTGATACATATCCATGCGTTGCTGCTTTCTTACAAAAATATATATCTTCGCCCATCAAGTTAGTATAGTCATCATTCCATTCAACACTATAATGTGGTCTTGATATATTTTCATATACACATTTATTTACCAATAACAACCCACTGCCTAATGCAAATACTTCTTCAACTCCGTTGCCGGTAAATACTCTCTTATCAAGATTAGTTTCACTTTTAAATGCTACTGGTCTATGTGGCTTTACCCTAGTGCTATAATTTGCTCCTACAATATCTTTTTTATGTGATAGTAATGTAAACAATGCATCAGGTGGAAATTTCATATCACTGTCAACCCAAAATAAATGTGTTGCCTTTGTATCTAAAACTTCATCAACTAATTGTTGACGTTGCATTGCTACTTCACTTCCCATAACCATATGTAGAGAAACTT